CTTTTGGACTAAAACAGGAAAAAAGTCCATTTGAAAGACCAGAATGAGCCTAGAAGGCAGACACTTACCCCGAATCCACACTCCTTGGGTTGAGGGGAATTCCCGAGGGCAGGAGGTCATTGACCTAGCTGAGAAACTTGGTACGCCATTACTCCCATGGCAACAAGTGGTGGTCAAAGACCTTCTCTCGGTAGATGAAAATAACAAACCACTCAAAAGAACTGCCGGCATCATGGTCGCTCGTCAGAATGGTAAGACTCATTTGGCTCGCATGATCATCCTTTGGGCTTTGCTCGATGGTAAGCGCGTATTGGGTATGGCTTCCAAACGTGCGCTGGCAGAAGAAACATGGCGCATGGTTAAAGACATTATTCTAGAACATGAATGGCTTACAGAGCAGTTATCAAAGAAACCCAGAGAAGCCAATGGTCAAGAGCGCATGGAATTCAAAGGTGGTGGCAAGTATGAGATTGCCGCTGCTACCCGAGATGCCACTCGTGGTAAGACAGTTGATTTATTATTTATAGACGAGCTAAGAGAAATTGGAGTAGATGCGTGGACTGCTGCGAGACCGACAACGCGTGCAACAGGTGGAATGACTCTAGTGACCTCCAATGCTGGAGATGCCTTCAGCGAGGTACTGAATGAACTACGCGAGAGAGCGCTTTCCTATCCATCCAAGACATTAGGTTGGTATGAATACTCAGCGCCACAACATTGTGCTATTGATGACCGGGAAGCATGGCGATATGCTAATCCCGCACTAGGGCATTTGATTGATGAGGAAACAATCGAAGAAGCGGTTGCAACCAACTCAGTCGAATCTACGAGGACTGAAGTACTTTGCCAATGGATTAGCTCGCTATCTAGTCCATGGACAATCGGCAGTATCGAGGCATGCTGTAACTCAGAGCTTGTCCTTTCTCCTCTGAGTGGGGCAACTGTTATGGCTTTCGATATATCCGTCACACGCCGAAACGCCTCTCTTGTCGCTGGAATCATTCAATCAGACGGCAAGATTGGCGTTGGCGTCATGGAACAATGGACTAGTGAGGTGGCAGTCGATGAATTGGAAATCGCGAAACAAATTCATGCGTGGTGTCAAAAATATCGCCCAAGGTCTGTTCTTTATGATAAATACACCACCGCGACTGTGGCAGATCGTCTTGCTCAATCTGGAATTATGGTGGCTGACTGTTCTGGTCAAAAGTTCTACCAAGCATGCTCTGACCTCAAAGATAGCTTCGATAATAGTCAGTTGGTACATTCTGGACAAGAAAGTCTCGTTGATTCCCTCAATAATTGTGCAAGTAAACAGAATGACTCGGGATGGCGAATCATCCGGCGCAAAAGTGCAGGTGACGTTACGGCGGCAATCGCTCTTGCGATGGTTGTCCATGAAATGAAGAAACCACTCGCCACGCCGAAAATCTTTATGGCACAGGATTAGACAAAAGTCAAGTTTTAGTCTACTGTTAGACAATCATGGGCGTATTGTCTAATATCTTTGGCGCTAAGCCAGAACCGATTTCACCTAGAACTGAAATCAAAGCCCAAATCAACCCTGCCGTTTACGATGCTCCTTATGGTCAATATTATGGCAATTATGGATTTGGTGGTTACAACAATTATGCGTCTGCTATCGACCGGCAGAATGCAATGTCAGTACCAAGCATCGCACAATGCAGAAATCTAATCTGTGGCGTTGGTGGTTCGATTCCACTTTCAATTTATTCATCTAAGACCGGCGAAGAATTACAAGAACTCCCAACTTGGGTTCGTCAACCAGATAAAAGAGCGCCACGAGCAGTCACAATTAGCTGGACAATAGATTCGCTGATTATGTATGGCGTTGCTTATTGGAGAGTTGATGAAGTAGATGCTACGGATAGACCTTCACGTTTTACCTGGTTGCAAAATGATCGTGTTACTCTCAAGCTCAACAAATACAACTCCGAAGTTGATTATTATATGGTTAACGGAGAACGTGTACCAGACTCAGGCGTGGGTAGTCTCATTACCTTCCAAGCATTAGATCAAGGAATTCTTCTTCGTGGCGCTCGCACAATTCGCAGCGCTGTTGACCTTGAAGTTGCAGCAAGTATCGCGACACAAACTCCGCAACCTTCCGGTTACTTGAAAAACTCGGGTGCAGATTTGCCAGATGACCAAATTCAAGGTCTTTTAGCGACTTGGAAGTCAGCTCGACAATCTCGCAGCACCGCATATTTGACTTCAACACTTGATTACACTCCTACACAATTTTCACCAGCTGAAATGACTTACAATGAGTCAATTCAGAATATGTCATTACAAATCTGCCGTATGATGAATGTTGATGCTTCATATCTCTCATCACAAACAATGCGTTCAGATACTTATTCAAATACTTTGGAGAAGCGTAAGGAATTTTATGTCCACACGTTGCAACCATATCTTACCGCTATCGAGGACAGATTATCGCTTGATGATTTAACACCACGCGGACAGGTTGTCCGATTTGACGTGGATGACACATTCCTTCGCGCTGATCCAATGACAAGACTCCAAGTAGTCGAGAAGTTGCTTGAACTTAATCTCATCACAGTTGACCAAGCAAAATCCATGGAAGATTTAAGCCCAGAAGGAGCAGACCAATAATGGAACTACAATTTAGTGCAAGCATTGAAGCGGCAGACGCCGGTCGTAGAATTATCTCAGGCAAAATCGTTCCATTTAATGAAGTCGGCAACGCAAACGTTGGCGCAGTTGTCTTTGAGCGCGGCTCGATTCAAGTACCAAACGTCTCCAAAATTAAACTGCTTGCTCAGCATGAACAGACGGCATCAGGGGTTATTGGTCGCGCTCAATCCATTTCAGAACGTGAAGATGGCATGTATGCAACCTTCAAAGTTTCTGCTTCTCGTGATGGTGAGAATTTTCTTATTAAGGCTTCCGAAGGATTGCTTGATGGTCTTTCAGTTGGCGTTGAAGTATTAGCAAGCAAAGAGCGTAAAGATGGCACAATGATTGTGACCTCATCACGTCTTAAAGAAGTTTCACTCGTTGAGTCTCCTGCTTTCGATTCTGCTCGCGTCTTTGACGTTGCAGCACAAGCCGGAACAGACTCCGATGATGCAGCAGAAGAAAAGCTTGAAGAAATGGAAGATGAGCAAATCCAAAAGATTTCTGAAGCGGTCGATGCCTTGAAGGTAATTCAAGAAGTCGAGAAGGCTTTAGAGGAAACAGAAACCGAAACCGAAAGTGAGGCTCCGATGTCAGAAGCATCGACTCCAGCAGAGGCAGCAAAGACAGAAGCCGCCTCAACAATTAAGGCGTCTGTTCCATACGGCGATGCAGTCACAACTGTTCGTCATGGAATTACGTCAATGGGTCGCTATGTAGAGCACAAAATTCGTGCATCTATGGGTGACCTTGATTCAAAGGAATGGATTGCAGCAGCAGAAGATCCAAAGGTTGTTCAAGCAGCCGTTGACTCTATCGGCACAACAAACCCTGCCTTCAACCCAATTCAATACCTCAAAGAATTCGTAAGCAACACCAACTTCGGTGCTCCTGCTCGCGATGCAGTATCTCGTGGAGTTCTACCAACTTCCGGTATGACATTCCAGATTCCTTCTTTGATTACTCCAACAGATGCAGCTCCTACAGTTGCAGAAACCGCTGAAGCTGGCGCACCATCTAACACAGGTATGACCTCTGAGTACCTCACAGGTACAGTCAAGAAGTATGCTGGTCAACAGACCATCACTCTTGAACTCTTGGAGCGTTCAAACCCAGTATTCTTTGATGAACTTTCAAAGCAGATGGAACTCGCTTACTTGAAGGCAATCGACGCAGCAATTCTCGCTGGTCTTGTTGCTAACGGAACAGTTGGAACAAAGAACTACACCGCTAACTCAGCAGGTATCATTGACTTCGTATCAACAGAATCTGCTCTTGCATACCAAGCAACTTCGTTCTTCGCTAAGAACTACCTTGCTGGTATCGGACAATGGTCAACAATCATGGGTGCAGTTGACACAACTGGTCGACCAATTTACAACGCTACAAATCCTTGGAATGCGGCTGGTAACTCCAACCCATCTTCAATCAAGGGTAACGTTCTTGGTCTTGACCTTTACGTTGATTATCAAGCAGTTTCAACTGTTATTGATGATTCTGCATTCGTAATCGTTCCAGAAGCAGTAACTTGGTACGAGTCTCCAACTTCATACTTCTCAGTCAACAACGTTGGCAACATGGAAGTTCAGATGGCGATTTATGGCTACGGATCACTTCTTGTTAAGCAAGCAAAGGGAATCCGCAAGTTCAACATTGCCTAATTAGGCACTAGTACGGCATCCCCGGGGTTGTAGCCCATCCCGGGGATTGCCCGACACAGAGAGGAAATCATGGCAGCAACTTACGTCACCGAAGCCGAGCTTCGCCTT